TCCAATGACTTTGCAAAGTATACATTGATGCAGTCTGTATATGCTTCTTTCAGGAAGTTTTCGGTTGCACCCGTTGTATTTATCAATGTTCTGGATCCCGCAGTTCACAAGGCAGCTGTTGCATCTTCAACCGTTGAGCTGACAAACGGTAGCACAACAATCAAAGACCAGGGCATCCTTAAGGATTCCGTCGTAGTATCCGCAGTAGGTTCCACAACTGCCGCAGTGGTAGATGTGGACTATGTTCTTGATTTTGATGAGAACGGAGACCTCGTTGTGGCAGTAACTCCCGACGGCGCACTGTCAGGAGCAACACAGCTTTCTGTCGGATACAATAAGATTGATCCTGATGCCGTTACCAATTCAGACATCATCGGCGGAACTGATGCGCAGGGCAACCGCAAGGGTATCGATGTTATCGATATTGTGTACAACAAGCTCCATGTCATCCCTTCAATGATCCTGGCTCCCGTGTTCTCATCTAATCCCGCTGTAGCGGCAGCGCTTGAGGCAAAAGCAGAGCTGGTGGGCAGCCTCTTTAATTCGGTTGCACTTGTAGATATCGAGTCTACTACTACAACAACCTGGACACAGGTTGAGGCAGCCAAGCAGGCACTTGGTGTTTCAACAAGATGGGCAACAGCTATCTGGCCTATGGCTAAGATGGACGGCCATATCATAGCAGGTTCCGCAGTGCTTGGAGCACTCCTCCAGAGCAGATGCGTAGCAAACAACGACGTTCCTTGCGATTCTCAGGACAACAAGGACGCGCGTATCGACGGCATGGTGCTTGCCGACGGCAAAGAGCTTCTTATGACACAGGATGACGCTAACGACTACATCGTTGCAAAGGGCGTCGTAACATTCCTTTTCTTCGATGGATGGAAGATCTGGGGTTCAAACACATGCGCATACCCCGCTACAAAGGAGCCTAACAACAGGTTTACCAAGTGCGTTCTCATGAACAACTACCTGGAGAATCGTTTCAAGGCCGAGTACCTTTCGCACATCGGTAACAATGGTAACCGTAAAGAGATGGAGTCTATTGTTAACAAGTTTAACATGGACCTTAATGCTCTTGTTCCCGATAAGTTGGCAGGCGCTTCTGTATCCTTCAACAGAGAGGATAATCCTGATCCCGAGATCATCGAAGGCCGTTGGAAGTTCCGCACAAGGTACGCAGACTATCTGCCTACAGAGTATATCGAGAATGTCTTCACATGGGATTCTTCTATACTGACTGAGGCGCTTTTTGGAGGTGAGTAAAGATGGCACTGAATTACGATTTCATTCCCGACAAGATCAACAACTTCAATGTGTATCAGGATACCGTTACATCTAACAGCAGGCTCTTGGGCGTTACTGACGAGGTGACGCTTCCTACTTTTACACTCAAGTCAGAGAATCTCAATCTGGCAGGTTTTGCCGGAGATCTGGATTCTCCCACAGAGGGACAGTTTGAGTCTGCTACTATCGATATTCCCTTCTCGAATATCTCAAAGCAGGCGCTCGCTCTTCTTGAGGACGACACGAAGCCCGTAATCCTCAGAAGTGCACAGGAGTTTATCGATAAGGAGTCCGGAACCAAGAAGATGATCGGCCGCGTCATCACTATCAAGGGCATGACAAAGGCTATCAACATGGGAAGCCTCAAGGTTGGCGGATATGGAAACCCCGCCATCACTAAAGAGGTTACATACTACAAGGACGAGATCGACGGCGAGACAATCGTTGAAGTCGATAAGATCAATTACAAGTATGTAATCAACGGCGTAGATAAAGGCGCCAAGATCGCTGAGCTGATCTAATCTGCAGAAGGCCGAGGCGGCAGAAAGATACTGCCGCCGGAGCCGTTTTGAGGAGGGGTACAATGACAAATTCAGAAGAGTTAAAAGAAATCAACGAACTAAAGCAAATCGAAGAAGAGACGGATGTACAGTCGGCCGGGTATCATGAAGAACCTGAATTGCCGGAGGAGCCGTCTATCACATATCAATTCCATAAGCCCTACATATTCGAGGGCACAGAATACACAGAAATTGACCTTTCAGGGGTAACAAAATTTAACACGAGAGATTCAGAGTGGCTTGACAGGATGATGAAAAAGACAGGGCACTCTTCCACTAATAAATGGCACGAGACAACATATCTTAAATTGATAGCGCAGAGAGCTACGGGGTATCCGGTAGAGTTCTTTAACTATATGCCTATGAAGGACTTTATAGAAATAGGTGCGAGGATACAAGCGTATTTTTTATTCACATAGGCCTTGATGAAGAATTATCCGAACATCTGAGGCTTGTAACACTTCGGATATCAATGAGACTCTTTACGTCACTAGAGTACATTAAAGAAATGCCCATAGAAGAACTGATGGATCTTATAGATGATCTTAATGAGGTATCAAAAGACTAATGGCAAAACAGGATACATTTACTCTTAACATAGGTGCGAGAACCACGGCCGGCTACGATCGGACGATGCGCAAAGTCCAAAGTGGGTTCAAGAGCATAACCGGTGGCTTGAAGTTGGCCGGGCGGTTAGCTTCTATTTCGTTTGCCGGAACACAGTTCATTGATTGGGGCAAGGATGCAGTAGAGACATTTAAGACGTTTGAAACGTCTATGAAGAATACCTCAGCCATAATGGGTGCGTCTGTTATGGAATACGAGATGCTTGAGGATGCAGCAAGGCGGGCAGGGCGCACTACGACGAAGACCGCATCAGAAGCTGCGGACGCTCTGGGCTATATGGCGCTTGCAGGATGGGACGCTGAAACCTCTGTCAAGGGTCTTATGCCTATTTTGAGACTTGCAGAGTCAACCGGTAAAGAGCTTCAGGTAACATCAGACCTGGTAACGGATTCAATGTCTGCACTCGGGTTGTCAGTAGATGAGCTCGACGGGTACATGGATAAGCTCGTTGCTACCAATAATAATGCGAATACATCTGCAGAACAGCTCATGTACGCGCTAGTAAAGAGTGGCGGTTCTGCCCGTGTACTGGGCATGGGCCTTGATGACACGATAGCCGCTTTGGGAGTATTCGCAAATAACGGCCTCAAGAGCAGCGAAGCGGGCACGGCGCTGAATTCCCTAATGAAAAGATGGGGGTCAAACTCCCAGGCGATAAAGGCTTTCAAAGAGCTCAACGTGGAGCTCTATGATGCCAATGATCAGTTTGTGGGCATGGAAAAGCTCATGGAGCAAATCAACAGCGGGTTAAAAGGTAAGAGTCAACCAGACAAACAGGCTTATATGTCCATGCTTGGCGGAAGGTTCATGTCGCAGCTTCAGTACCTTTTGGATTCAGTTCGGGCGAAGGGTGGCGATACCGTCTCTGTTTGGGACAATCTGACAGACAAGATTGAGAACTCCAACGGCGCGCTGCAGGTAATGAACAAGACCGCAACAAGTTCATTACAGGCAAGCCAAAAACTCATGGAGAGCGCATTCCAAGATCTTCAAATCTCGGCAGTTGACGTTTTTTCGAATGATTTCAAGGACGCGATGAGATATATTGCCACCGAGCTTCCGGATATCTCTGACAGACTGACAGAGTTTGAAGAAGAGCATCACGACGAGATCGTGAGCTTTCTCAACGGGGCGGCAGAAGGTGTGGTCAACCTGGCAAATGTAGCCATAAGTTTCGGAGACTGGATCATGGACAATGGTCCTGCCGTAGAAGGCATAATATCCGGGCTTATTACCACAAAGATTCTCTCAGGTATCGGGCTGTTTGTTACGGACACAATCGCTGCGATATCCGCAGCGGGCGGACTTGTGGCGTTTCTGGGAGGTCCGGTAGGGATTGCCATAGCCGGTATAACTACAGCTGCGGGGCTTGCTACGGGAGGAATAATAGCGCTTACCGAGGCGACGAAAAAGGCACACGAAGAAGCCGAAATAGCTTCCTTGGATGAGCACTTTGGGAATATTGCCCTTAATGCAACTGATATTGAAGAGGCCGCGTACAGGGTCCTTGGTAATAACAATATGGCCAGACTCAATGCTTTTTCAAACGAGATTTCCAAGATAGAAGCATCATTGCAGGGAATTGATGAAAGTAGCGACGAGCTTTCAAGGCTTAATTGGAAAATTGAAGCCGGTATAAAACTTAACGAAACCGATAAGGAGGCATACAAAGAAGCAGCATCAAAGCTGATAAAAGACACGCAGGAGTACATAGACGGACAAGGGTATTCATTATCACTGGCGCAAAGTGTGCTTGGAAGAAAAGGCATTGATACGTTTTCAACGGATTTCTGGAGTTATCAGAGTGAGCAAGCAACAAAACTTGGCAACAGGCTCAATAAAGCCATAGAAAAAGCCATGAAGGACGGGGTAATAGATCCCGATAAAGAGCTTCCTAAAATCATGAAGCTCCAAAATGCCCTGATAAAGATGCAGCAGGAGATTGAAGCTGCCAAATATGACGCCGAGTATCAAGCACTTGAAGACAATGTAGACCGTCAGTCTTT